AAAATAATTAAAAAAAGTAGTTGATTTTTTAAAAAAAGGAGGGTTAAATTTTAATAATAAAATAATTAAAAAAAGTAGTTGATTTTTTAAAAAAAAGGGGGTAAAATTTTTTAATAATAATTATAATAATATTATAAAATTAACCCAAAAAATTATAATTTTATTATACTAATATTATTATAAAATTACCCACAAAAATTATAATATTATTATACAACTACTCTACCAACAAACAAACCTCACAAACGAGCAGCCGGTTTTGGCTCGTTTCCGTTTTGGCTCGTTTGGGGTTTGGCTCGTTTTGAACAATACTTTTTTTGTTGATTTCTCTGTCAGAGATATAGACTCAGCTAGCTGACTAGCTGCCTTAGGCAGCCTGAATCTTATCACAGAGCTCTAGATATCTATTGCGCACTTTGTGGAGATTCTTAAAAGATGTCTCTGAAGCTATCTCGTCAAAGGTATATCCCTCTTTACGCATATCAAAGATCTTACGATCCTCTGGTTGAAATTTGCTGATTTCTGCCTCGAGAAATATCGCTGTCTCATCGATGTCATATGTCTCTAGGCGAAACTCATGTACATCTATAGGCGTAGTATTATTAAGTCTCTTCCAGTTACTCTCAGCATATGTCTTCATATACGCGCGGATCCATAACCAAGCATATGTAGAGAACTTATAGCCTTTCTCTTGATACTTCGTACCTTCGAATCTATTCCAAGCCTCTACAACACCCATAAAGCCTTGCTGAACAATATCATTATATTCATTATAATGGTTACGTGTCCACTTCTTAGCCAGCTTATGGACCATACGTGTACACTGACGTACTGCCTGATCTACGTTTAATGGGTTATCTTTAAACTCAGTATGCTTAACTGTGAAAGTTTTTTTCATTACAAATTCTCCTAAAGGAACATTAAAATTGGAAGTGATGACATCGCTAGTACAAACAAAATACCTGTTACATATTCACAAAAAGCCATTATACGATCTCCGCTACAATTGAATCATTAAACTCTTCTACTGGCATAGACTTAACTGCACCATCAGAGTAGATAATGCCTACGTAGGAATCATCGCGATCTGTTACAGTAGCCTTGATAACCTCTCCGTTAAAGAGCTCTACAAGATACTGCTCGCCTGAGCGAAAGACTGAACAATCAATTAGCATTTCCTGAGTCGTAAACATTTCTAACATCTCCTAATTTCTAATTATAATATATTGTAGTCTCTTTTGCGCCAAAGTGCAACTAAAAAAGGGCTTTTACCGCCCTTTTTTTTCTAATGTCTGGCATGATCCTGATCAGTGAATTGAGAAACACGATCAGGATCCGCTCTGTGTGAGAAGACAACAGTATCGTTATCTACATCAACATCACCGTACATACGATGATCATGAGTCAGATGGATAAAGTCAGGTCTGCCCCAAACACGAACCGCAGCTTGATAATCATTATCATTTCGAAAACCAACAAAGTGCAGCATTACATATCTCCTCTAAAAAACAATAAAACTACTTACTAGATACGCCCGAGCTAGTATCTTCAATCTCGAGCTCAGATTGAAACTAACATCCCTTTCGAGATAGTGCTTTTAGCTGATCAACGCCTCTACACGGACGTATCTAGTAAGTAGTTTAGAAATTTCCTTCTCTTCATTCTATAATTGATTATAGTCTCTTTTTACAAATAAATCAACTAAAAAAGGGCTCTAAAAATGTAGTGTTAACAACGAGTTAGCATTTTTCTGCGCGAAGCTAAGTAAGTCATTGTATTACTTAGAGAAAATCCTTCATACACCGCAAACTAAGGTCTACTTAACATCCAACGTTTCTTAGACGTCTTAGCATAGTCTCTCCTATGTTCTCCCATATTATCCTTATGTCTATGCATGTTTCTCTATAATATACATAACGTTTAACCACCATGACGGTATGTTTTTTTATACGTTTAAAATGGTATGTCTTGTAAGCATTCTACTTGTTTCATCTTATTAATCATGTTATTCTCTCTATGCTCTGACCATCTACATATCTCTGTCATACCATCTAGCCATTTACCATTAGGATAATCTCTGCCTTCTTCTAGCCAGATATCCTTCTTATACATTCTGATAGATGTTTCTAGCTCTTCTGCTTGTTTATGATCATTAACGAATACTTCTATAGAGCATATTGTCTTTAAGTTAATAAGCCATTTCTTTTGAGGAACTTTGAATTTACCATCTTTGTTATAATCTTCTCCTTCATAGCGATCTCCCCAACGGTTGATTCTATTTTCGATAAGATCTTCACAACGGCCTGGTTTGAGTACCCATACCTTCTTACCATAGTTGAATACTTGTCCTCTATTGATATAGAATGTCATGAGCATTGTGTTATTCTCTTAAAAAAAGAAAGAGCCTGAATGGCTCTCTCTCTTGTTATATTATTTTATAGTGAGTAAGCAGTGACAGGATTAGATGATCCTGCGTATACTTTCTGACGGTTGAATTTAATACCGTCTTGCTCCATTTCGAACATTCGCGTTTTGACCGAACTAGCGCCAGTAACATTAACGAGATGATCTTCTGTCATGGGATATGGTGAGGTAGTCAAGGCTAGAACAACATCGTATTTTACTGTACCGGGGTTGTAGCCAAAGATAGAAGCAAGCTTCTTCGCGTGTGTAGTCTTAATCATATTATATACATCCTTCTATGATATAACAGAGAACCTCTCTCTGTTTCTTGTTAATATTATAAGACAATAATTAGATTTTTTCTCTTCCGTCTATTTGTTTTAGAATCTTTTCTGTCTCTTGCCAATTTGATACCTGAAATACCATATTAGAAGAACTTTTATCTAAAATATTAGCTAATGGATAATCATTACCTCCAGGACCGGTTTTGTCACCGAAGAAGCAACATGTTCTGCCAGGGAAGTAATCTAAGACTTGACGCTTATCTTTATCTGTTTCAAAGATATCGATGCCTGTTTCGCCTCCGATAAGTGCAGTGACACCTTCGTAACGTTCATTGATTTGCTTAGCTATTCTGATTCTTTCATTATTCTGCATATCATAGATTCTATAATATGTACGTTCATCTAGATTTGCGTTGCGACCTACAATAGAGAAATTAACCGAACCAGGTCTGACTTCAATGTGATTGCCACAACGAATTTCAAAACCAGACAAAGATAATTCTAGTTCAAGATAATTTTTAACCTCTTCAGGTAATGTCCAAGGTGAAGAGAATATCTCTTTTCCTTTTTGCCATACAGAATTACCAGAGCAGTTAAAGCTATATTCAGCTAAATTGCATAATGTAGAACCTAGTTGCTCTTCTGTCTTAGAATAATCAGAACCTGTAACAATAGAACAATCGAAATATGAAAAAAAATCAATAAGATAATCTTCAAAATCTTTATCGATAGGTTGACGTGAATCGGTTAATGTACCGTCAACATCAAACAAATATATCATAATAACTCCTAATTATATTGAGGATTATTCCTTGAGATAATACCTCTTGCAATCTTCATTGTCCATCTCTATTCATTTAGAGCCTCCAATGTAACCACCAATAACACCAATTAATCCTGTTACTGACATCTTCATAAGAGTAATTACGCTCTCATCAACAGGCCTGTTCTCTTCTAACGCTACCCAATAATCACCTATAATAATAACACCTAATAATACTAACACACCAGTTGTTATTAGTAGTACTACAATATCTTTAAAATTCTTAATCATTAAATGCTTCCTTTAATTTCTCTTGATTAGCTAACGTAATATTTAATTTTATATCACGTAACTTATCTACGTTACCGTTGTAAAATATATGCTTTAGTATTTCTTTAGGTAGCTTTTTTATTAGATCATCTTGACTATAGAGAGAAGGCATCTCAGACTTTATCCGAGACACAGAGAGCTTAGACCATAAACTTGGATGATATTCACGTATATAGGAATTAAAATGAGCGCTGTAACCACAGTTAAAGCAATGACAAAGAAACTCATTTTGCTTTCTAGCGACACCGAATCTAGCCTTTCTCAAATCCTTCTTCGAATCACCACAGACAAGACAAGACCATTTCCATTTAGTATTGTCTTTACTGCGTTCGAAGTTACGAACTTCTAATGCTATATCATTTATTATTTGTATTGTGTCTAAATAGCTCATGTTTAAACATAAGTTTTTCTTTGAAGATCCATTATATGTTTAGAAGCAATATCTGCAGCCCATTTATTATTTTCTGATTCTGCTTGTTCTTTCCATGCTAATAAAAGCTTGATTCTATATTGCATTCTTGTATCCTTCTCTAACCAGCTGATCATATCTACTATTCGCTTCTTCTAAATTTACATTCTTAACAAATGAAGGATCTTTATATGTACCATTATACCAATAAGTAACAATAGCAGTTCCTTCATTTCTATTATAGATAAATTTAACTAGTTTTTGATCTTTTTTAAGTTTCATTTCCATCTTTATTTTTTTCTTCTAATGGTTTAGGACACCAAGATATCCATCCTGTAATAATATATTTTTCATACTCTTTATTAATTTCACCTTTATGAGTATGTGTCCAATCAGCTGGCCATATAATAGTAATACCTTTAGATGCACGTGTTGTCATTTTCTGATATAGAAAATCAGTACCGCCATTTTCTACATCATTAAGATATGTCATAAACACTGCAACTCTATGAGAAGCTGGTTCTGATATATGTCTTTCAAAATGCCATTGATAGTAACCTTCTGAAGGTTTATAGTGTTGTATTGTAACAGGCTCTTTTAAACCTACAGGAATGTTTGAATTAAGAATAGAAAATTCTCTCATATAATCTTCAAAGCAATGCTGAATAAGTTTAAAATACGTTCCTATTACAGGTGAGTCGACTTCTTTATCTGGAAGTAAAACAAGATCAGTAGACTTTTTAATATCTTCAGCAGTAGCAATTCCACTATCAGTTCTTATTTCACCTGGTTTTTTAAATTTATCAGGAGCTTTATTAAACACATCTACAATAGAATCGCATAGTTCTTCTTTAATCTTATAGACTCTAATAAAACCATTTTCGTCTATACCTTCAATTTTTTCAATCATTTTTTTTTCTCAAATATAAAAACATCTTAACATAAAAAGCAAATGATAGAGGATAATTACACGGGTCAGGTAATCTTGACTCACCAAAATAATCTATCATTTTTCTTAATTGTTTATCAGAAAGTCTCTCTGTATTCTTTATCCCATGACCTGCCATATTTTTTCATAATTCTCTTTTCATTGTCTGTCATTTGTAATAATCTAATACGTTTATTCTTAATTCTTTCTTTTTCGGACATAGCTTTAATCTTGTTAGAAACTGTACCTACCATCCGTTGTTCATCTGAACTAAACCTACTCTTTCCCATTTATTTCTCCAATTTACAGTTAGAAATATCTGCAGTATACCATTTAGCTTGAGCTTCTGGTGATTTATCTTTCTGCCACTTTTTAGTAGAAGGATCATAAGCTCCTGTACGAGAAGAGATTTCTTTAATTACCTCATCCATTACTTTATCACCATCATAACCATATTTAGCCATTTCTCCATAGCAAAACACAATCATATCTGCCATAGCATCGATACGTTCTTCTGTAGATTCAGCGGCTAAGAACTCACCACACTCTTCTACGATCATAGCTAAAAAACCATTACGATCTGGTTCGTTAAAAGTAATTAGTCGTTCATCAGACCAATCTTTAATTCTTGTAAAATTACTCATCCTGCACTCCAATAAAATTTATTTTTTGTCTTAAATGTTCTTCTATCTTTAACCCAGCCATCACTTATATTATAAGAATAAAACTGACCGCTTTCTATACTTTCTGCTCCTTTAAACTTAGTAGAAGAGAAATCATGTCCGTTAATAAACATAGGACAGTTATCATTTCTAAAAAGATGAATTGAGGGATTATATTTACCATACCACAAACATGCAAATGAGCCATCTGCTTCTGATAGTATACCTTCAGGATCACCTGCATTTAGTAGATGTAATAACCATTTTGTATCCCATGACCATTCTTTATCCCAAGCATTTTGCCATATTTTAATTTGATAGTCTTTAATGATACCGTTATGCCATAGATAGTCACCCATATCGTTAGCAGGGTGAATAGAGTTTTCATCTTTACTATCTGTAGTAGGAGCTTGTACATGACCAATATAGTAATAGTTATTATCTAAATCAATCTTAGGAAATTTACCAAAACCTTTATCTACAATAGCTACATTTTTTCTATCATAATAAGCAATAGAATAGCTATGAGAGCCTCTATAACTATTAAGCTCAGCTAATTCGTAAAACTTATCTTTATCATACGAGCCAAATATAGCACACATTAGCTACTCCATGGAATATCGATAGCATACTCGAGAGGGTCTTTCATACCTTTATTCATAAAGGCTTGAATGCGTTCTGAACAAGAAGGACATTTACCGCAAGCAACACCATAAGTAATAGGTTTACCTTCGACCCATTCTACTTTATCTGCAGGATCATAACATGTAAGAGTATGCTTAAGCAGTTCAGTTTCTCCTAACTCTTCTAGTAAGCTAATCTCTTCTGTCTTAGACAAGTCAGAGAAAGGAGCAATAAGAGTTAGAGGCCAAGATCTATTCTGATCGTATACATTATTAATACCATCTACAAACTTCTGAGTAGTATCCCAATAGCTATATTCATCATGCACTTGCAAGCCACAAATAATATGAGATGCTTGATTAGCTTCTGCAAATGCAGCAGTAAGAGAGAACATTACCATATTACGATAAGGTACGTATGTAGGTGGTTGAGGATTGCCTAGAATATCTGTAATGGTAGGCATCTCAACATCTGTACCAGCAATATTAGCTGATACATTCTTCACTACTTCTCCTAAAATAGATAGGTCTAACACTTTCCTAGTAACACCTAGTTCTTTACATAGACGTTCAGCATACTCTAGTTCTACTTTCTGCTTCTGTCCATAATCATAACCTAGAGAGATAACATTTTCTGCACCATAGTGATGCATACACATAATAACAGCTGTAGCACTATCCATACCACCACTATGTGTCACAATAACTTTCTTATCTGTATGAGGTAAACGTCTAATAATCTCTTCTAGCTTATCCACTTGAGCTATCCTTCTTTTCATATAGTCTTCATGTCTTTCTGTCTGCATTATTGCCTCGCAGTCTTCATAGGAGGTTCAGAAACTTCTTGTAGATCAGCAAATCCAGATCTTACTTGAGCTAAAGGACCTGTAGCTCTGACAGGATTGATATCGATACCTCCTCTACGTGTATAGAGACAAGCAACAGCAATATCACATTTAGGCATAAGCACAGTCAAACGTTTAATTACACACTCACAAATCTCTTCATGGAAATGATTCTCACGACGCATACTAACAATATATTGTAGTAACGATTCAGGAGTAACAGTATTATTACCTTCAATATAGATATAGATATCACCCCAATCAGGCTGGTTAGTAACACGACAGTTAGATCGTAGAGCGTTAGTAGTATACTTAGTCACTTTTCTATCTTCTAAATCTACAATATCTAAGATATCAGGATCTTCATTATATCTATCAAACGACACTTCAGATACATCTACCATGTCTTCTAATCTTGTATATGATTCTGATACAGGCTCACCTAATGCTTTAGAATGGAACTGAGCTTTAACTTGCCCACCGATACATTCAGTAAGATCTTTTTCCATCAGCTGAACAGCTCTTTTAGTAGCTTCTTCTACTGAATTACCCATAACAGCCATATTATAAGAATTAAGATATAGTTTAATAGATTTAGACTCTACAATATTAGGTGTATCACTCTCATAAACATACTTCACCACACCTGATACAGGATAGCCGCTAGAAAGTAGAAATGATACTTCATATGCATGCCAAGTATCTGTACCAATAAAATCTTTATTAGTAATATCATAAGCTTCTCTGTTCAAGTAACGAGGAATACCCACTAACAAACTGCTATCAACATTATCAGGAGTTTCATAACGAGTCATAGTACCTCCATCAGAAGTACGTCCTAAATGCTGACTAGCAATATCTTCAATCTTATTCATCTTCAATTCCTCTATCCTTTTCTAGTTTCTCAATAGCAAAATTAATAAAAGTAGCTGCTTTATACAACTCTTGTAATACATCATCTTTCTTACCTAGACGCCATAGATATTTAAACGCCTGATAACGATTATAATCAGTAAAGACATCATTCTGATGATCTTCAGTCAACGCCTCAATAACTTTAATACATTCAAATTCTACCATGCGTTCTGCACGATAGTGATTAGGTCTCATAGTTTTCAAAGAACTGCTCCCATGCTTCTAAAGATGTTTCTCTAAGTATATTATAGTAATCAAACCTATTATTTTTTACAGCTATGTTACTTACTATCTCACCAGCATCAACTTCTGCTGTAACTTTATGAACAACTGAACCTATAAGCTTCATATAAGGTTTAATTCTCTCTTGTGGGTCTTTACCTTTTAGCTCAGGATACATATTAATTAGACCAGGATGACCATTAAAGATATATCTACACCCTCTACACACATCTTCAGGTATAATTCTGAGATAACCATGCAATGTAATTAGATCATATTTGTGGTTAAGATCTATATATTTCATTATAGCTGCATGATCTGATACTAAAGGATCTAAGTTACCTTCATACTTTTTATTATTAGTTAATATTGTATCAGGAACTCTGCCAATTTTATTTGACAGAGTTTCAATTTCAGAGCCTGTTTGAGAGAATAATGCTACCCACTTCACACACATAAACTCCTAAATGTTAGAATATTATAGTGAATAGCTGCCCAGTTTTTAGTTACATCGTCATTCATCATAGTATAGAGTTTAACAGATTCTTTATCTGTAAGACCTTTTGATGTATACCATATATCTTTAATACCATGAATAACAGGGTTAGAAGTATCTAGACTATCTAACCATTCGTATTCTTTATATGCAGAGAACTCTTGAGGTAAACCACAACCTAGTAAGTGATGAGGTTTATTAGTATTAATAACACCTTCTGATAACATTTTACTTAGAGTGTCTTGTCTACCATTTAACATCTTATAATACTTATTTCCTCCATCATACTCTTGGAAGAAAGGGTGATTAAACGATAAAGCTATCTTATCTACTCTATCATCATTAGCTAAGTAATTATAGCAGAGAACAAGATCATTATATGTGTTACCCTGAGCTACAGCAATAGTCTTTCCAGGTAAACTATCGTACTGCTTCGTAAATTTTTCAAACGAATCAATTGTAGCATCGCAATTATCTAAAACATCAGGTACGATATAATATGTAGGTTTCATCTCATTGACCCAATGAGCAAACCTATTAGCATCCCAAGCATGTCCTAGCTCAAAAATAGAGTTATCTAATATAGTCTCTCTTCCTTTAGCTACACATTCATGAGCTTTAGCTAGATATTCTTCGTTCTCTTCAAACAGATGAACTAAAAAATAATCATAATCTGTTAGCTCTTGTACCTTATCAAAAATACTAAGCGGTGCTTCATGCGCTATCTTCATGGAGTTTAAGTACCTCTCTATTTTTTAAATGAGCTTCTTTAATATCTTCTTTACTATATCCATAATAAGGAACAGCATGGTTTTTTTCTAGTAAATATTGATTGAGAGATTTATCAGCATAATTTGTAACACGCCAAAGCTCACCTATAATACGACCAAATTTACCTTTAGAGTCATAAGACTTACATTTAAGAATCATACCTGCTTTATCATCACAAAAATTCTTTACAAAAGACTTGGCAGCGAGTCCATAAATTTTTTCAATTCTGTCCCTAGTTCTTGACTCAGGGGTATCGATACCATGTAATCGAATACGCTCGTTAAAAAGCCATACTCCGAATCCAAGATCAATATCACAATCAACAGTATCACCATCAACAACTTTTCTTACCTTTACTCTATATTCAAACATTTTAACCTCATAAAAAAAGTGAGAGAGTCCTAAGACTCTCTCTTTTATTCTAACCAGCTGAAGATACGTTCATTTTACCTTTTAGGTATGAAAGAAGCACACCATAGATAGGTAAGAACAACACTAGAGATGTAGCAATCTTAAAGAATACATCAACAGTAGCAATCTCTAGCCAGTTCGCAGCCATAAACTCATTAGTAGGATGATTTGAGAAGGCAGCATAGAAAAACAGATATGTGTCAACAATATTGGCAATAACTGTTGAGATAGCAGGAGCTACCCACCACATATCTGTAAAGCGTTCACGAATACGCTGGAATACTGAAACGTCAAATAATTGACCAATCAAATAAGCTAACGCACTAGCAAAACCAATTCGCCAATCAGCCAACATAGCACTAACAACAATAGCGGGAGGAAATGCTAATGCTACAACTGATCTAGCTTGATACTTGTTAGTCAATCGTACAGTCAAATCTGTAGCAATAACAACAAGAGGAAACACAAACATAGCCCACGTAAAGTGATAGCCAAAGATTGTGCCACTAAACTGCACGATATAATTCGATGCAGCTATAATTACAAGATGAAGAGCAACCAGCTTATAAAGCAAGTCACGATTTACATCCTGAAAATTAAACCATTCTTTCAACATATTTTTCTCCTTATTTTGGTGCAAACTCTTGTTGAAGTTTAATATGATCGAAAAACTCTTTCTTCGTAGTCATATTATCGTTAAGAAAATGTCCTTTTAAGACAGCGGTTTGAGTAAGAGAGCTATGAGCTCCTATACCTCTATTCTCACAACAGCCATGCGTCGCTTGAATATAAACTGCTACATGCTCACTACCCGTAGCTTTTTGAATCTCTCTACAAATGTCATTACACAGCTCTTCTTGAAGAGTACCTCTTCGAGCACACCATTGAGCGATTCTAGTATACTTAGATAAGCCAATAACTTTATTGCTAGGAATAATACCTATGTAAGCAACACCTGTTACAGGCTGATGATGATGTGAGCACATAGACTTTAACTCTGACCTAACTACTAGCATTCCTTCATAACGATTTTCATCTACATTAGGAAACGCAGTAGCAGCTGGTGCAGGATTATATCTACCAGACATAATCTCATTAAAATACATTTTAGCTAATCGACGTGCAGTACCCATAGAGTTAGGATCATTTTCTCTGTCAATAAGCAAAGCATCAAGAACATCTTCGAAAGCCATAGTAGCCTCTATAATTAGAGCTTCTTTAGTTGTTTCACTCATATACTCAGAAACATTATCTCCTGCCCAAAAACGTTTACCGTCTAAAGACATTTTTTCCATAATTCTATTCGATACTTTCATCTATTCACTTAAACCTTTCACAATAATCTCCATCTCATTAAGATCGTTCTCATTCTTTTTAGCTACAGACTCTTCTAAATCTTTATAAGCAACAGTAGCTTGAAGTTTATCTAAAAGCATTCTTTCTTTACGAAGACGGTTAATAATAATTTTATTAGCCTCTTTATCAGAATATGTCAACAATACATATGCTCTGTACTGTGGACCATCTTGTACTATCTTAGATTGATCTACAGCATAACCAGCTACATCAACATCTGCAATAAGATTTACTGTAGCTTTTTGAATATCTTGTGCTACAGCTGCATCTAAATCATTAGAACCAATACGTTTAACGAACTGCTTAGTTTTTGAAGATAAACGACCATTAATACGATCTGCTAAAGTAGTTTTAGCATTAAGAATAGCAATATCAACCGCTAATTGCATATCAGGAGTTACTGCAGTACCTGATGAGTAGATATTATTCTCATCTTTAGGATGATTTAAAAACCATTCAGGAATTTCATCAATCTGTGCTTCGACTTTAATAGTGTTATATTTTACAGGGTCTTCAATAGCTAACTTAACACTATCTTTAGACGAACAAGCACTAAGCGCTAACGCACTTGTTGCTACTAAGGCAATATATTTCATAATTTTCTCCTACTAGTTGCCAATAAATGAAAGCAAATAAAACATACTCTTAATAACACCTTCATTAACCTGTGCATTAAAAGCGGCATCATTTCTTGCCTGTTTTAAATCCTCTTGCATATTATACAAAACTTGCTCAGGATTTTCGTATGCATTAAGAGGAATACCATAAACTTTGGAAGACATAACGTTACGAGCATCTTCATTAGGGTATGTATGAACCTCAACTATTTGTTTAGGAGTTTCACAATTGTATTCTTGCTTAGAATTAATTATTTCACCTGCTTTATCATAGTTTATTGTGTTTACATATTTACAATCTTGACCAAAAGCAAATCCAGCCACGAAAGCGACATACCATATAATAAGAAGACCTAAAAAAACATACTTACCCATTTTAAGTACCTATAGCATTTCCAAACAAATACACATGCATACGACCTGAGACGTTATAACCTCTATCAAAAGCCATTTTAGCTACATCACCTGCAGTAGCAGTTTGCTCTTCTTCTCTAGCTCCTACTGGCATAATATAGACAGGATAATTCACACCTACATCTCTAAACATCTTAACAACTTCTTCTAATTCGTCCCATTGACGTTTTTCAGAACCTAAAACAAATTTAAGATGACCACTATGAGATGCTAGAGAGTATTCTGCTACAACTTCAGGTTTAATAGCTTTCTCTCTTTTTTCTCCTGCTACAGTCCACAACTTAGGACTTACAGAAAAGAATATCTCAACAGGTGATTTATTTTGTACCCAGTCTCTAAACTCATTTGTTAGTTTCTGTGTACCATTAGTTTCGAATGTAACACTACCGGGTATATTCCTTGAATTAATAAAATATTTTAAGATATCCATAGAACATTGCTGTGCATGAGGCATTAAAGGTTCACCTCCTGTAAAGCACATATGAGTGCTTTGACCACTTACTGGATGAAGAAATAAACCTGAAGTATTATGAAGATTCTTATTACAAGCAATAATCTTTTCTGCAATAACTTCAGGAGTAGCATGACCCATCAGGTGTTTAAATTTTTTAGACCAAGTATAAGAGCTATCACAACCCTTAGACCATACAGGTAAATCTTCTACTCTATTAACAGACATAGCATCAAAGTCTGCATAAGGTAGTTCATAAGTTTCTGGATTAGTAGGATCTATCTGCCCAAAACCATCACACTGTAAATTACATAGAAAATATCTTAACCATAGAGTATGTACACCGGTATAAGTACCTTCACCCTGAATAGAGTTAAAAATTTCTGAATAGTAATATTTTTTTTCACTCATAATTCTTCAATAACTCCTAACACTTCTGCTGCGATAAACAGCGAACCTGCTACAGCATAATTACCATAAAAAAGATACACACCTGCAACAATTCTAACTACACTTTTAATTATACTAATATAAAAATGTTTTTTACTTGGATCTACCGGTTCCACTCTTATCTCCTATAATTGGAATAGATTTTTCTACCTGCTCTTTAATGTCTACTACTGTTTCTGAAGTAATAATATTAATAATAAGTTTAGTAAGATCTACATCTTTTTGCAAAGTCATAATCTTATCAGTTAGCTCTTGTAACTGTTCTTGATAATACTTTAACTCTTTTTCTTTATTAAGTTTATGCTCAATAAGCTCACCAAGTCTAATAATATTATTTTCGGACGATTGCACTATTAGCTCCATGCTCTTTTACTTCAACAGACTCTACCCAACATCGATTGCTAGTTTTCTCTTTTATAAGTTTATCTGCAAAGACAAAAGCATGCTCTGCAAATTTTTCACATCCAACACCTTTCATAACTCTTATATCAGCTAGGTTCCACGATTCTAATTGTCTTAACATATCTAACATAGGATCATCTTCATCTAATGCTAAAGTATGATCAAAGTTTTCTTCTAGCCAGCTCTTAAGCTCTTTAAGACCTCCAAAATCTACCACCCAATTTTTATCGTCCAGTTCATTACATCCAAATACAAAGGTGAATGCAAGAGCGTATCCATGTAACAAAGAGCAGTGTGAATGTGATGCGTTAGGTTGTCTGAAAGCACAGCTTAAACCCCTTTCATGACCGTAAGTTTTAGTTGATACATATTTCATTCAGTTTCCAATTCAATAAAATATTGAGGAGCACCTGTATACCATTCAGGCACATTTCCTAGTTTCCATTTACAAAACGTAAATTTATCCATATTATAAAGGGTGCGATAAGCTTTTACCGGATCTTTATCTTTATATTTTTCTGGCATAGCTTGAACAAATTGAGTACGTCTAGTTTTTTCAAAAAACAAATGAGGTATTTGACCTTCGTAAATCATTAACAAACTTTCCTGACTATGAGTCTTGCCGTAACGTTTAGTATATTCAGAACATAAAGAACGCATATGTTTTACAAGCCACTTATAATTACTTAAAGATTCAAAAACCCACATTGTGCATGGATGTTTAACATGAGCGGGAGGGTAGCCAGGAAGACCTAATTGTTCTGAAGGTTTTTTAGTAGCATCTCCTCTAAGATGAAATTTATAATTAATATCAACAGCAGCTGATAACATTTGAGCACACTCGATAATCATTTTAACAACGTGCTTATCACATTGCATTTGAGCAGCTATAACAGGATCTTTATCTAATACAAAAATATTCAAGGTGTACCTCCAGTTTGGTAATATTCTATTCTATCTTTCATAAACTTTCTAATTTTTCTTAGCTCAGATAACTCATCAGAAGGAGCATTTGCTATTTTCATTATAGCAATTTTAGTGTTTAAATTTATAATTTCATCAAAAAGTGCTCGGGATTGTGTCATAGCCGAGCTGCTCATATTTTCTAAATTTAAAGTTATTTGATCTTCATCAGACATCCCATTTAACCTTTTCTTCTATAGCATATCTTGAACCATGAATATAGTCTTTGTCTTCATCTGATAACACAGACCAAAATTTACTCACAGTTTGAATGTGTTGTTCTACTATATCTGGACGATCTAAATGTACATTATCTTCCATCATAGCTTGAAGCACATCCATTCTTTGATTAATTTTATCTCTAACACTCATTAGTTACGTCTCATAGTAGCATAGTCTTTACCGTCTTGATTACGAGTAACTGGAACAAGATTGGACTTATGCATAGTAGCTACACCTACAATAAAATCGCCTGTGTAAGTATTAGATTGCTTAATAGTGGTATTACCTATTACAACGTCAGAAGTCCTAAGAGTACGCTCACCCTGATGAGACTTATAATCAGGCATAGTACCTACACCTAAACGTTTACCCTTAGCGTTATGAGGTAATGCTGCTTTGATCTGATCTGGATGGACACCACGTTTACGTAACCATTTATCGTGCTCATCTTTAGCACGCTGTTGATTAATCGTTAAAGACTTTCGCTTTGATCTCATCTAACATCTCCTCCTGAAGTTTATAAGCTTCTTGCTCGTAAGGTAACTTAAGATATTCTTCGAAATTATTATAAGGTCTATCTGTAATTTGTTTACGGATATATTGACGTACATGTACCATTTCATGAATTAAAAGAGTAACAATATCGTCTACAGGACCTTCTAAAGCTGTTTTAGCTATAGCAAGAAAGAAAGTATCTTCTCCTTCTTGATGAATCATAGCTTCAGCATCGCCCATATCTTCATCTAAAGCAACATGACAATCGATAAAAATAGGATTACGACGCCTTGGCATAAGTGTATCTAAAGATTGCTCGATAACATCTCTAATAAGTATACCTTGTTCTTTATTTTCTACACCTATAATGTCTAAACATACAATCATTATGCTGCTTCTTTATTATTAAAACGCTCAAAACCAAACGATTTAACTATATAGATATAACCCATTTCTGGACCTTCTTCTACTCTAATAGCATCACCTACACTAATTGAACGCATACGATCTAGACGAGTAATCTTTGATTCAGGACCTATGTTACCAATCTGAAACACCTCATCAAGATCTTCAGCAACAATCTCGCATACTTTACTATAATGTGCAAGAAAGAGTGATGGGGGTACATTACCATAAAATGATACCTGAAAATATTCATCTGATTTATGCTCAGCTAAATATTTACGATGTGATGGAATCATTTGATGAACTGAAAACTTCATAATATTCTCCTCTTTTTCTCATTCTATACATATATTGTAGTCTCTTTTTTACCAAAAATCAACTAAAAAAGGGCCTTGAAAATCCAATGTTTTCAAGGCCCAGTTAAAATATTATAATTTTTTTATTGTGATCTTTTTAAATCTGCTGCTGAAGGACGATCTGGATCACCTGGCTTAGCAGGTGCTTCTCCTCTTGCACGCTTTTTATGGATATTATACCAAAGTCCTTTTTTAGCTGTACGCCCGTCTTTAGTCACATGTGTGTCTTTTTCTTCGTTAGTCGAAGGTTTTTTCTTATAGGTATCTAAACCGGTTTGTTTATAATATTTGTCGGAATTAGGACGATTGTAGAGCTTAAGACGTCTTTTTTCTTCCGCATCAGTAGCGATGCGCTTCATAGCACCTTCTTTTTGCAAACCTTTAGTAGCTCTATCAATACCTTGAAGTCTATTATTTCTTTTTCTATCTGCAGCACGAATAGCTTCTCGATTTTTATCAGTATGATCGTTGTTAGCTACTAGGTTTGCAGATTTTTGTGACTGATAACCTACATCTCTTGCTGCTACTCTAGTGTAAGCTGCTTTTGCTCTTTTTGAAATTTCATCAACTTGCTCTTCAGATACATCTATTCCTTGTTTTTTAAGTTTATCGATATATTTGCCTGAGGTCTTTCTTGCTGGTTCTGAAGAAGACTTATAAGCAGCAGCTACATCTGTACCTCCGGGTGAACCTTTGTATGATGTACCTGTATGAGAAGGATTCACAGCTTTTCTTTGATGATAAGCTAATGCTTTTGTACCTTGATCACTTTTTTTAGCTGTAGTAGGAGTAGTTTTTTTATAGTCAACTTGTTTTCTTGCCGAACTATGAGCTCTACTAGCTAGTTCTGATGAAATCTCATCAAATTGCTCGACATCTTCCATAGATTTAACTTTCTTTTGAGTTTTAAACCTACTAGTGTCAGCTTTACTAAGTTGACCTGCAACTCCAGAAGCCATACTAGTGTCACCGTGCGCACCTTGAGCTTTAGCAGGAGGTACTTTAGTAATTTTACCACCTTTTTTAAGATATGCATCAATAGCTGCTTGATCTTCAGACATTTTATTAACCGCTCTATCAATACCCGTACGGCGCGCGCGAATTTTAGCATTATTTTTAGCATCTGCAGATGTATATTTAGGATTATTATCTCTCATGCCTTGAGTAAATGATCTATTATCTAAATCGTTTACAGCTTTTTTAACATAAGACCCCATAGTTTTTTTATCTAACTCGTTTAAATCTTCTTCAGACATTTTAGCACGAAGCTCTTGTTTCTTTTCTGTAGATGTAATTCTTTCTACATTAACAACAGCTTTAGGATCTTTAAACTTCTTGCGCATTTGAGCTTTAATGGTACCAGCAGATGAACCATCAATATACATTGTTGGAAGACCTTCAACATCTACTTTAAATGTACCTTCCATAATACCGTCTCCATTATCATATTCTGTAGACTGATTAACTGAGCGCATAGAAGAAGCAGATTTAGCTCCTCCACTAGTACCGAATTTAGCTTTTCTAGCTGAGATTGAACCGCTTACTGCATTCCCTACACTGCTAACAGCGCCTTTAACAGAATCCAAAAAACCTTCATCTGTGTCTACAGGACCATGTTTACGAACTTTTTTCATATCTGAAGCAGAAATCTTTTTGTCTTTATTATGATCTAATTTATCTTGATCACCATGAAGCTCTTCTGGAATTTCTGTAGCTGGAACTTCTACTTTAGGAGTTTTAGAAGCTGGCTTCTTTTTCACATCTGTAGCTGCTTCTTGCAACTGTTCTTCTTCTTCTTTAACATCAATTTCAATTGTTACATCATCTGCTTTCACAGCAGTAAATTTCTGTCTAACAGAAGATGTATCAGGGTCAAAAGTTGTTTTTTTAATATAATCTGCGTAAAATTCAGTACTCATCGTTGCCAGCCTTTAATATATTCAGATGAAAAGTTAAAATGTGAGAAGTTTAATCTATCAACAAATTTAACTGCTTCACCTTTCTCTGTGTTAATTGCTACATAACCCTCTGGTTCAGTAACTTTAAAACCATCTTTAGTAAGGACAAATGCCTTTTGATTATTTATTAAATTGAGCTTATCAATAGCCATCATTTTGGCTTTTGTAATTTCATCTACGTACATAAACGATTTAACTAAAGTTAGTCTGTTTTTGTTAAGATCATCTAACAGTTGTTTCAGAGCTGCTCTTTTAGTATTAATAGCAGCTTCAGATTTAACCTTTGAAATAACTTTGTCTTCCCAATAAGTTTTAAGATATTCAATATAATCTTTAGCAGCTGTTCTAGGATTAGGAAGTTGTCCTGCTCTAATTCTACTGTTGATAAATGTTTTTACATTAGCACCAGCAGCTGAAGAAGGAATTGAGTCCATAATTTTAACTATTTTATCAAAACCACCAATTAGTCTTTCTGCTTTATTGATATGAACATTAAAAGCTCTAAGTTCTGCTTCTGTAAAACCTATATCAGACCCTTTAAAATACGCGTCATCCATGAAAACATTTCTTGACGTTTTAAGTTTAGATATATCAACACCAAAAGAAGCAGAGTAGTTAGCCAAAGAACCGCGACCACTGTAGGAAGTATGCCAAATGATACCCATGTTAGCGTTTCTAATGAGCTTAGCGATATCAGAATTAGCAGGCCAAGCGTATACAATTGTATTAGGATGGACTGTAAGATATCTGATTCCATCAATTGTTTCATATTTTTGATCTCCTGAAGTAAATAACATATCTCCTTGAAGTACTGTGTCTTTAGGGATACCAACATTAGCTAATTCTTTTAGAGCTACTTGAAGTTTTTGTGCTTTACCACCTGATTCATTATCACTAATATCTTTAGCTGTTTTATAAATTTTAGGATTCTTAGCAAATACCGATTTTGTTCCTACAAAAAATTGGCCATCTTCAGGATCATAACCAGCAAACAAAGCAGGAGCTCCATCCCATTTTACAGTAAGATCAGCATGATTTGTACCTACTTTAATAGAAAAATCTCTAAGAAATTCTATAGCTGCACGTGCACCTACATCTCCTCTCTCATAAAGATCTTCATCAGCATGAGTAAGATGTAGGTTTTGTTTAGAGTCAGCAGCTTCTAATAAAAATTCTGAAAAATTTAACATATACTATTTATATCTTACTTTTATTTCCAGATTCAATGCGACGACTTACCACATCCCAATTAATAATATTAATAGATTGTTTAACATAATTTTCTATACTATTGCCGAAATTAAACATAAAAGCATGTTCCCAACAATCAATAACCATAGCTACGTTATCTACAATTCTATTGTTAGGAATAATATTTAAATAACCGCTAGTATTCATAAAAACCCATCCATTACCTTGAAGCAGTTTTGCTTTATCTAATAGAGTAGATAAAAATCTTTCATAAGAACCATATCTAGTTTCCATAATTGCTAGCAATTTACCCTGGGGTTCATTGTTTATTCTATACTCTCTAATATTATCAAAATATAATTTATGTAAAAAAGCTCCTGCTTTATCAAAAGCAAAGTCACCTGTGCCTTCATTAAACCTATCTACATGTTGTTTATAAACGTGGTTATAATGAAGATCAAAAGCTTGCTCATGAATAACAGGTTTTAATTTTGCAATATCAAAAGTAATATTAGTTTGCTCAAGCATTTTCATTATTAAGTTTTTCCGCTTTTAAAATATATTGTTTCGCTTCATCAAATAATTTTTTTGCTTCAGCTTTTTTAACTTTTGCTAATTCTATATATTCCGCTGCCTTTTCTTCATTGGTTTTTTCTACTTGTGGTTCTATAGATAAGATATTAAGAACTGGAAAAGCTTTTTTAACAACATCTGAACTAATTTCATATTTTGTTTGTAATTTTTTGTCTTTAGCTAGACAAACAATTTCAGCTTCCTTTGCGTCTACAGCTTCTAACATTTCAATAAAAGTACGTTCAATTTGCAAAGGTTTCATTTTAACTGATTGAGCAGATCTTACAATAACAGGAAAAAGTCTAATATATTCCCAGAGAGAAGCGTGATTAGGTCCATCAGCATTTTCATTTCTATTAAACGGAGGAGTACCATCAGGGACCATAGGCTGAATCGTGTCACAATAATTCATCTTCAAGATTCTGTGAAGAGGAGTATGATCATAATATTTTTTTTGAAGTGTGTTTGTTTTAAGTTCGTCAGATGTAAGGTTACTTATCTCCGACAAAATCTCGAAGACTTGCATGTCCCGTGGTTTGATATTGTTCATAATTTAGTCCTTTTCTTACCATTTTCATAATATTTTCTGCATCTCTTTGCAGATTTCTAGGAAGACCAGATTTAAACTGTTTAAGGTCTTCATTAGTCGCTAATTCTCTCATTTTTGAAGCTGACATACCTGAAACGTCGTCAGCATCTGGATCGCGCTCACCAGCTGATACTACATCTATAGTATCAAACGTATAGTCTTTTCCGTTGTATGTGTTTACAAGTTCTCTAAAATCTGATACTCTATCTGAACCTACAACCAAAACAACCTCATCATATTTTTTCTCTAATTCTTGTAGCACTTTTATTATAGTGTTAGCTCTAGACATTTTTACAATATTACCAAAAGCTTTTTTAGCCAATTTAATTTTGTCTTTGTATTCTAAAGGATCTTTTGGAAGTTTGTGTGTATGAGAAAGATAAATGAGAGGGTCACCTTTATGAGCTCTAGCGACCGCTCTCACTTTATTAACCAGTTTTTCATGTCCTATAGTAGGAGGATTCATCCTACCAAAACTAAAAACTGCTTTAGACATATTATGTTAGGTCTGAAGTAGCAATATGGTTATTACTGTCAGCTAATGCAGCAATTTCACCACTAGTCAATAAATCTTGAGTAGCAAAATCAACAGTTGAACCTGCTTCAATTGAGTTTTGAGTAGAAGCTCTACCAAGTGGAAGTGCGTCTAAAATTTCATGTGTATTAGTACCATCTGTACCAGTTACACCAAACCCTGCTGCAGAAGCTTGAACAGCTGCACCAAAAGCTACACCTTTACCATCAATAGCTGTCTGATCATTAGTGCCAGAAGCGTCAGGAATTACATAAGTCATAAGGATCTCCTTTAAATTGTTATAACAATATTATTTATTACAACTTAACTTCAAAATCTTGAAGAGACTCCATAAGCAATTTCATTTGATTTTTTGTAAACAATGTCATTAAACGATTAATAGAACCTTTTGCAGGTATGTTAAAAGCTTCTAAAATCTCTTGTTTAAGATAATCAGGACATCTGCTTAGATCAATCATATCTCTATTACGAATAATACGACGAGCAATTGTAGTTCCTAATGCTTCAGGGTCTTGCATAAGCATATCCATCTTAGCTTTGCGAAGAGGTGTTTGTCTAGCATCCTCTTCAACTAACACATTATCATCTGACATTACGTTAGGAATACCATCACCAATATCACCTTTGAGTATTTTAATTTCTAAATCAGTAATAGGATCAATATCAGGTTCTATCCATTTCTTCTGAATGTTAGAAAACTGTTTAATGTTAGGATATTTCTGTAGCTGTACAAAATCTTTATCTGGTGATACGATAACAGTAGGAGTAGGGTTCATATTAGCTTCTACAATAGTAGCAATAACATCATCTGCCTCACATCCTTCAATACGAACACAACGATAAGGAGAGTATGTTTCTATTTCTTCTCGTACGTTGTTCATCATAGTAAAGATAGCATTCCAATCATGCTTAGACTCTTTACGTTGTTTTTTGCGATTAGCCTTATACTGAGGAAATGACTTTTTACGCCATACATTAGTATGATCCATAGCAATAACCATCTCACCAAACTCATTACGAAACTTTTCGTTATACTGACGAATGATATTAAAAATCTGATGACGAACTAACCCTGGTTCGTCTATAAAGTCATCTACTCTAACCATAATAGACGACATCGCAATTGATGAATAATCAAGTAATATCAACGTAAGCTCCTATCCTACCGTTTACGTCTGGGCACTCTACATACCGATACCCGTCTGGAGGATCAATATGATCACCTTCCCAAACAGGTATAAAGACATTATTATTATAAGAAAAATCTGGATTTTTTCTAATATGAATTTCGATTAGTTTGTTGCCAATAAATTCACAATTAATATTAGGTTTATCTCTAAAATTAATTAGTATGTGAGGAAAAGGAAAGTCTTTTTTGACAGTTATCCATTTATTCCATTTAGTTATATCTTTATTATGAATACCTTGAGTCACTCTTTTGAGTTTACCGTATTCATAATCTACAGAATAATGATTACCTCTAAAAACTTGGCACCAAAAATGACCTATAGGAAGATCATCAGTGTAATCTTCTAACCACATAAACTTAGCTCCTAAGCCTAATCCTAAAAAGTTTATTGCTGGTCTTACAATATAATTATTAGGTTTAGGAACATTTACTCCTACAGGGCCGCATCTATAACCCATCATACAAGATATTTGTAGTTTGTTATAAACCCACAATTCATCAGGAGACAAATCATAAAATTCTTTATCAAAGTCTTTTTGATTCATTATTCCCAATTAATGTCCATAATAGGCTTTGTATCTGTAGAAGTGTTTACCATAGCATCGTTTTGAGCTTCAATAGATGAAGGTTGATTAGGAAGATCAGTAACTCTCATTTTAGCATAGTCAACATTTAATAACCAATTACGTCTGTCAGAAGGATCACCGTATCTGTTTTTAAGCTGAGTAAATCTAATCATGCTTTCATCTCTAAGCTTATCAGTAGTAGTCATAGCAAAAAAATAATCAGCTGTCATAGGAAGACCAAACGATTCTGATACTGATGTAATTTCTACATCTGCATCACTAAAACCTTGACGGTTAGTCTGAGTAGCAGTTAATACAGGAACATCAAACTCCATAGCTAAAGCTCTTAATTCTTCAGCAGTAGATTTAATTTGTTCATATGAATTAGCTTGTTTATTCGCGCTCATAGATTGACAAATATTAAGATAATCAATACAAACAAGGTCAGGTATAAAATTTTTCTTTTGCTTAAGTTCTTTGAGCAAAGCTCTAATATGACCTGCATGCGCAGATTTAGTAGGATACTCTTTAACAACCAACTGGCCTTTAGTTTTCATTTTAAGATTATCAAACCGTTTCATAAATGAATCTTTAGCAATAACTTCTAATTCTTCGTTATTAAGATTAAGCAAGTTCTGGTCTATTCGTTGAGCAATCTTTTCTTCTGCCATCTCCATAGTAACATATAATACATTGTGACCTGATTCTACAAGGTTAGAAGTCATAGAACACATAAACAAAGATTTACCAACACCTGTACCAGCCATAATAACACCTAGAGTCTTAGAAGGAAAACCACCTCTAAGAATATAATCCATATGTTCTAAACCAGACGGTATTTTAAGCTCTTTACGATTATAAAATTCCCATCTATCGTCTGCTTCTTCAACATAATCGTGACCTACAGATTTATCAAATGATGTAGAAATAGCTTGAGTGAGCAATTCAGGAAGAGCAGACATAGGAGTTTTCTTATCTTCTCCTCCTATAACATTTACTGCTTTATACACTGCATTGACTATAGCTCTTTCTTGACACCACTGTTCAGTTTTATTAACTAGAAACTCTACTTTAGAAATAGGTTCTACATCAGCATTAAGCAGCTTCATAGATTCATTATACACTGACTCCGTAAGATCATTGCGAGATTCGAGCTCTATTTTAATAGCTGCAGCTTTAGGAGCATTATTATAGCTACTATAATAATTATAAATTTCTTCGAATATTATACTTTCGTGCTTGTCTATAAAATATTCTTTTTTTAGGAAGGGTAATACTTTTTGACAAAACTCATCACTCTTGAGTAAGTTATAAATAATTCCTTTTCTTAGTTCTGGTGAGTCAATTGCCAATTAGTTAGATCCTCTTTAGTATTAATTTCAGCACAAGGTTCATTAGTATGAACTACACCGATTTGATAGCCGTTCTGTAACCATCTTAATTGTTCTAGTGATTCATACATTTCAGGTTCGTATACAGTAAGATAATTATAAGCCATAAGCGCAGATTTTTTATAAGCATATATACCTAAATGCCAGTCTCCATAACCTGTTATTCCTCTAGCAAACCATTGAGCTGTCATTAAGTTATGAACCATCTTAACTGAATTAGGATCTTGCCTTTGCTTATCGTTAAAATGAGTATAAACAGTAGCTACATCATAGTTAAGTAATCTACCAATTAACATATCAAACACAGGAGGAACATCAATCATGTCTCCTTGTACGTTAATAATATTTTCGTAATCTAGATCTTTAGCAGCTTCAGCAACTCTAGCTGTTCCGTTTACACAATTAGAGCTAGTCAAAATAGCTTTACCTGGAAACAGAGATGCAATCTTTTTACTATCTGTAGCTACATAGACGTCTTCTTTATCATGAAAGCAACAACACCAGTGATGCACTCTCTGAATAAGAGAATGCTCTTTAGTTACTTTAGCTAACATCTTTTCTGGAAACCTAGTCGATTCAAGTCTTGCTGGTATTACTATCGCTGTTTTCATTATTAACCGTTTCTGTTATAATATCTCTAATTATAGAACCTGATAATTTTTCAAACGAATTAATGTCTTCAGGAACATCACCTAAAAATTCTGTAGTAAATGTTAAGAGACCATCATCATTTTCTAATTTCATATCTACAGGACGCCAGATTGTGTTTTTAAACTTACCGGTCTTAATTTTAATCCATTCGCCTCCGTTAGGATCTTTAAAAGGCTCAAAGTTCTTCGGATTCGGCTTCATCATCTACCTCTTCTGGCTCTTCTATAACAGCTCTTACTTCACTAATAGAAAAACGCTTTTTAATTGCATCTGCAAAACCAGCTTTAAACATTGGAAGCCAAAACTCTGCTGTGTCTGTATCTTTACGACGTTTTTTGTCTCTAATAACTTCGCCTGTAGATGGATCAATACCTTCAAACCATCCATTAGCAGGTTTTTGAATCCAACCAATCTCAATACCCACATCTAACAAACCAGACCATTTGTTGATACCTCCTTCCCAACTAATTGATAGTGGAAGGCGTGTCTTTTCTCTTACAAAACGAGACTTATCAACACCAATCATAAAGTTATAACCTGAGACTTCTTTACCATCTTTTTCTTGTTGGCGACCCATAAAGAAAATCTGATTAGCAGAGTAATAGATACCGGTACCTCCAGACATAATCTCCTTAGGAAATAATCCAATTTCTTGATATGTATGGTTAATAACAAGCATAGGTATATCACGAGTGGTAAGATAAGGAGTACAAATACGGAATAGAGATTTAAGCGCTTTCGCTCTAGACATATCAGCTACAGACTTCTCATTAAGAGCATCTTCTAATTCTTTCTTAGATGCTAAGTTACCAACTGAGTCAATAACAATAGCAACTTTATCACCTCGTTCAATATTCTCTAATTGACGAGTAATATCAAATTTAAGCTGCTCTACGTGCTCAACCGGGGTATGAAGTACTCGCTCTGGGTCTACATTCATAGATTTTAGATATTCTGGTGTAATACCAAACTCTGTATCATAAAGTAGACATACAGCGTCGCTATGCTTTTTTAAATAAGCGCCTGTCATAAGCAGGGCGAGATTAGATTTAAAATGTTTAGATGGACCTGCAATAACTGTAAGACCAGAAGTCAAACCACCATCTACAGAACCTGATAAAGCAACGTTCAAAATAGGAACGTCTGTTGGACACATATCTTTTTTATTGAATAGTTGAGATTTAGATAAAACCTCAGATTGTTTTACAGTTGAAGTTTTCTTCAACTTACTTAATAGATCACTCATTTTTTCTCCTAGCTGTTTTACTTAACAGGTGCTACCTGATTACATTATATATTTAATCGTTAAATTTTTCTTCGACTGATTTAATATGCTTACATTTACGATAAGCAACACAAGAGCATTCAAAGCCCCAGTTAGTCATTTCAACATGATATTGATCACCTTTAGAGCCTGTAACAGGCCAGCGAACACCAATTAGATGATGACCACGAGTTTCTATATTTTCTGCTTGATGTGCCATAATATACCTCCTGCTTTCTACATTACTATTATAGCAGGTATTGTAGTATTTTTATGTTATTTTGTTAACCCGGATTTCTTATAAAAGTGTCTGGTATATCTTTAGGAGTAATTTTACCACAATCACAACGAATACACACATCGTTAATACATTGATCACAATCTGGTTGATAGCAGTGACATTTGTGACCACATTTCTTGCAAGTTCTAGGATACCCGTGCATTAGACCTCCATAAAATAAGGAGCAGTTACCCACTCCTTATATTTATTATGCTAATTTATCATTTTCTTCTTCTGTATAAGGCCACATTAGTTAATCCTGTTAACCTGTGCAGAAAGTAGTTTCTCTACTTCCCAAATAGAGTCTGGAGAACAACCGGCTTTTTTAAAGAAATATTTCCATAAATTATTTACCATAAATGCGCTCCATAGTCTTTCTATTCAATTCAGCTAACAAACTATAATAAGTATGTTCCCTGTATTCTGGAAGAAGTTGACGAGCAATTTGCTCGTTAGCAGCCATAGAGCGTGATATTTCTATCGCTTTACCTACTGCTTTCATGTGACCTATCATCCAAGCTGCAAACGCAGTAATAAATGATAATTTAAGAAGAGAATAACTTCTTAGTGCTAGTACTGTCATTTTTAATCCCCTTTATATGACTATTGATTTGAATTGTCTGGGGACGCTTCTCTTCAGGTAGGACTACTTCGAGGCCAATCGCAAGTATTCCATCCTTCATTTCAGCTCCTCGTACCTCAGTATATTCTGAGAGACGAAATGACTTTTTGAACTTCCGAGCAGAGATACCTTTGTGAAGATACTTCTCTTGTTCTCTACGCTGCTCACGTTGAGCAGTTACAGTCAAGATATGATCTTTCACTTCAATAGTAACATCTTTTTCGGTAAATCCAGCAACGGCTAATTCCACAATATACTGAAATTCGTTTTCACGAACAACATTATGTGGTGGATAAGTATCTTTAGCTTGGCTGTGGATTGATTCGAGTTGATCGAAAATACGATCGAACCCAATAAATGCCTGTCTAGGCAATGCATAAGTTCCTGTCATGTTAACCTCCGTTTTATGGACAGTTTATATAGACTCGATTTATCGACGTCTAATATATTTATAATAGAAAAAAAGGATTTTTTCTGTTGCCAGGAAAAACCCTCTCAAAAAACCCCGCTAGTAGTACTTAACTCTACTAGGCGATTGCTGCAAGAGCCTGAGCAGAAGAAGAAATAGTTTCTTTCTTCACGCTAAGGATTGAAGCGAAAGTAGACTTGCGTTTTGCAGTTACTTTAAATGTACTTCGATCTACGAATACCTTTACCACGTCTGTCGATCCTATTTCGCCCCCATCATAATTACTTACCTAAATATTTCACTCTGCTTTTTTCTTTTTCAGCAAGCCACTTTTCAAACCAATTTTTAATTAATTTAAACATATACAACTCTAAGTAATTATGGTGGAGGCGGTGGGTACTGCCCCCACGTCCAGCCCGTCTATTCTATACACGATCATCACTCTTGTACCTTGTATTTATTATAGAGCAACATGATAAATATTTTATGAGAAAGCGAAAAAAAACACCTCCTAAGGTGCATAGAGTATATTGTACATACTTCCCAGATGGTAGATACTATATTGGTTATTCTGGTAAAACAGATAAACAATTCGAAAAGTATTTCGGATCCTCGACAATTGTTAAAGAATATGAAGGAAAGTTGGTAAAAGAAACCATCAAAGCATATGATCAAAAATCATATGCTAAGATGGCTGAATTTTTACTACAATGGCAGCAAAGAGAAGATCCTCTTTGCTTAAATGATATGATCAATATTAGGCTGAGGATGACTCATTTAACAAATTTTGAACCGTTAAATTGGTATCCAAAATGCCAACAGCAGCTTCAATTTTGTCTTGACGATCAGCAATAGTAGCTAACAAAGTATCAATTTCTTCTGCATGTTGAGGGTGCTCACCAATACCTACACTATTATTCATATAGATACGGATAGTAGCTTGAGCTACAGCAATCTCACCTTCATATTTTTTAATTAAAGCTTCAAGCATTTCCATTACATATTATTCCTCTTCTCTTGGATCTCCGCTCTTCTCAACTTACAAAGTTTAGCAATTTCTCCTAGAGCTTTACGCGATGTAGTAGAAGCACCTTTAATTCCTTTTTCATCAAATCGTTCTGCTTCAGTTAAATATTTTTCCATTTGTTCTTGAATTTGTTCATGTAAAGTCATGCAGCTGTCCTTTCATATGTTCCCCAACTTCCTTCCATACCAGTAACTGAATACTCTGTAACTCTTTTTTCAAAGAAATTATCGTGTGAAGTACCATTTAGAACCCAGTCAAGCCATGAAATAGGATTGTCTTTGACGTTAAATTTAGGCTTCATTCCTAATTGTAGAAGTCTTCTATCTGCAATATGTCTGATATATTGCTTTACTTCTTTTTCTGTAAGACCTTCAATATTGTTGCCTTTGAAAGCAAGTTTAATAAACTTATCTTCTAACGCTACCTGGTCTTTAGACATTTGATAAATTTTAGATTTGAGCTCATCTGTAACAATTCTAGGATGTTCATCACAAAATGTTCTAAACAATTTAGCATTACCTTGAACGTGCATAGATTCGTCACGAATAGACCATTCAACAATAGTACCCATACCCTTCATCTTACCGAACCGTTGAAAGTTAAGCAACATAACGAAAGAAGCAAAAAGTGACATACCTTCATTGAATACCGATTGTGCTAGTGCAAGTGCTAAACCTGTGTGTGTTGAAATATTATTGTCTTGCATGTATTCAATTTTATCTGCCATTTCAGAATACTCTAAAAACTTATGAAAATCTTCTTCAGGCAGCCCTAATGTATCGTTAAGAAGAGCATATGCTCTTTGATGAACACCTTCTCTATTAGCGAACGATGCAAGCATATTTCTAATTTCGTTATTTTTAAATTTAGGAATTAAAAAATCGTGATAGTTAGCTCCAACTTGAACGTCTGATTGTGTAAACAATCTAAGGATATGTGTAATAAATTCTTTTTCACCATCATTTAATTTAGTGCGCCAATCTTGTACATCCTCTGACAATTCAGCTTCGTCTTCTACCCAATGAATTTCTTCATGTTTTTTGACTAAGTCTACAGCCCACGGGTAAAAAAATGGTTTATAAGTTTTAGATTCTTCTAGTAATGACATTAATCTTCCTTTTTTGATGTTTTTGGTTTCTTCGCAGGTTTTTCATCAACAACAATTTCTTCTTCTAATTTTTGAATACGCTGATCCATTCTCCAAATAATAGAAGCAAGTTTAGCAAAAGAATTTTTATCAGGATTGCCTTTAATAGTAACCCTATCTAATTCTTGTTTTAGTTCGTCTGTATATGTAGACATATTATCTCCTTATCCTTCACACGCTCTGCATTCGTCACCTTCTTGAGAAGAGACATTATCATGTAGCATAGTCATTAATGACTCATAACCACCTATATATTGACCATTATAGTAAATTTGCGGAACAGTTTTTACTTCTCTGCCTGTTACCTCAGCAGCTGATTTACCAATCTCTTTAAGATCAATAAACTCAAACTCAATACCTCGCATTAAGAACTCTTCTTTAGCCATTTCACAGTAGGGACAATCATCCTTCCCGTATATGACCGTACCCTTGTAGTCTTCCAAGGCGATTCTCTCGACTTTATCTGCAACAGTTTCTGCGCGACTTTTCGCTTCTGTCCGTAAGTAGTATAAACCCTTGAGACCTTTTTCCCAGGCGCTAAGATGTACTTTATTAACATGGGATTTTTCGCATCCTGAAGGGAAGAAAAGATTAACAGACTGACCTTGGCATATAAACTTTTGTCTTTCAGCTGCATGTTGTACAACCCACATCTGATCGAGTTCTTGAGCAGTCTTAAATACACTCTTTTCTTTATCCGATAAGAAAGCGAGGTGTTGCACAGAACCTTTGTTTGTAATGATTGATGACCAAGTCTTATCATTATCTTTTTCATATTTTTGTAAAACTTTCTTTAAATAATTATTTTTAACTAAAAACGAACCAGCTCTTGTTCTGTGAGTAAAAGCATTAGCTTTTAACGGCTCGATAGAAGGGCTAGTAGAAAGAATGATACCACTAGATGCGTTGGGAGCGATTGCAAGTAAGTGCGCATGTCTAAGACCAGTTCCAATACCATCTGGATATTCTCCTCTTTGCTGTGCTAGTTTTTTAGATTGTTTGTATGCTTTATCTTTAATACTATCAAACATCATAATATTTTTAACTGATGCTGTTTCTGATTCCCATGCAATTCCGTTTTTTTGTAGATATGAATGGAAGCCCATTGCACCTAACCCAATTGATCTCTCTCTTTCTGCTGAGAATCTTGCTCTACTAATTTGATCAGGTGCATTATCGATGAAATACTGAATAACATTATCGAGCATAGTAATAAGATCCTCGACAATATTCGTTTCTTTCCATTCATCATATAATTCCAGATTAAGAGATGATAAGCAGCAGACAGCAGTTCGTTCCGAACTAGTTGGCAAATGTATTTCATTACAAAGATTAGATCCATGAATTTTTAGCCCTAGGTTTTTTAAGTTGGAAGGTAACGCATTGTTAGCAGTGTCAATAAAATTAAGATATGGCTCACCTGTTCTGAACCTAATCTCAATAATACGTTCCCACAATTTTCTAGCATTAACTGTCTCCTTTACTGAGTTGTCTTTAGGATCTTTAAGATGCCATGGTTCGTTATTAAATACACAATGCATAAATTCATCTGAAATATTAACAGCATTGTGTAAATTTAACGCTTTACGTTGAACATCTCCTGTAGGAACTCTCATGTTAATAAATTCCATAATATCTGGATGAGAAATGTCCATATATGCTGCATAAGACCCTTTACGAGTTTTACCTTGCTTGTATGCAATCATATCTGCATCTACTGTATGAAGAAAGGGAATTGGTCCAGGCGCAATGTCACTGACCGTTCGAACGTCACTCCAATGTCCGCCAACACCCCCACCGAAAATAGAAAGCCAGCGAAGCTCAGAGCTATGACTGATAAGACCATCCAAAGTATCTGGCACGTAAGTGAGAAAACATGAGATAGGTAACCCTCTCTCTCTTTTCTTACCGTTAGGGGCGTTCGAAAGAACCGGGGAAGCAAACATAAAATACTTATTACTAACATAGTTATATAAACGTTGAGCGAGCTGATCATCTAGCTCTCCTTTATAAGTAGCCCAAGCTGTTGAAGCTCTTGCATAAGCATCTTGCGGAGAATTTTCATGATCTAACATATAAAAGTCTTCTAACATACCGATAGCATAGTCTGTTAAAAGTTTATCTTTATCTATATTTGTTTTAATTGTATTGGCCATTAATTTTCTTCCATGCGTTGAACTTAATTTTAGCTGCTAATCCAGCGTAAGTATTACATTCAACAACTTGCTGAACATTAATACCTTTTAATATCATGTCGTTTATGTCTTTTTCTTTAATATGATCTGGCCAAACAACTGTCTTAAATCCTTTGTCAATATACTTTTCCACTTTGTCAACGATTTGCTTGTTCCGTGGCTCGTTATCAAAGCATAGGACAGCGTTTGAGTTATATTTATCTGACAGACCGTCAGAACCAGCCATAGCAATGCAATTTTTTAAAAATAAACTGTCAATTGGTCCTTCTACTACATAGAAAGTTTTTGTCATATCAACTTTATCTTGTCCATATAACTTATCTTCCTCTTTATCAAACATTAATGTAATATATCTAGGATCTGAACCGTCTAAAGCTCTTCCTTGTACACCAAACAATTTACCACTTTTATTTCTTAAGGGAAGAACTAATCTTCTAGAAGGTAGGAGCTTAATTTCGGCATACGAAGCAATTTCTGCAAAGTTATCACTGTAGTAAAGATCAGAATAAACGCTAGTAGGGATGTTTCTATTCCTGACATAACGTAAGCAGTCATGGTTACTAGGAAGATCAGATAAAATCTTACAACTGTGAAGGATATTATCATAGTTGATATTGATTTTGTTATCAATCCTTGTATCCCTATAATCATTATTAATAATGTTAACATTTTTTATCACTTTCTCATAACTTAAATGTCTTTGACAGTGATGACACAGAAACATCTTCTCTTCTTCGTATGTGTAAACAAAAGAATCTCGTTCACAATAAGGGCATACGCCCTGCATTACAGTTTCAGTTATAGTCTTGAACATACAGATATTATATCTATCTGTCTAAAATTTTTCTGAGATCTTTACGTCTTTTTATTTTTTTATCACCCAATACCGGGTCAATTCCAGCCATGCCTGAAGCATTTACTTGAGCGTTAGTACCAGCGCCAGATAAAGCCCCTCCAAAAGAAGAGCCTGATGTCATACTCTCTACCATAGCTTCTTCCCAAGCATCCATAAAACCTTCTGGAGTAGATAAATCATGTTTCATAGGAGGAATAATTTTATGTTCTTGCATTTTTTCAATTAAAACCTGTGAAGTTTGAGAATTAGTTTCTTTCTCTACATGTTCTTTTATAAGAGCTAATGCTGCAACATAGGATGCTAATTGTGTTTTACCACCAGGAACTTTAGACAATAATCTTTTAAGATTAAAAACCATTCTATCTAAAAGAGTAATAGTTTTTTTCTGATCTGCAGTTCTATCTCCTGGTTTAATTAATACTTTACCATTTTTGTCAATTACACCTACTTTAAACGCAGCTGTTTTATTAAAAGGTGTAACAAGCTTTCTAAGAATTCTAAAAATAATAACTGTATCTACAACCTGATTAACTGCCATCATCCATCTCTTTTAAATTTTTTGCGGTATATAAATCAAATTTAATATTTGGCATTTCATTAGGAATTAAAAATCCAAAATAATTTAACACTGTTTTCATAACACTTTTTTCTTGCTCTGTTATACCATACATCAATATATTTTTTGCAGCTAAAAGATCAAAACTGTTTGTAAATACTAACACATGGTTGCATAATAATCTTATATTTTCTGACTTTTTCGCTGCAAATTTTTTAGTCAGTTTTTTAGCTAATTTGTGTCTACTAAAATCTTCTAAAAATTCTTCTTTACTTAGACACGATACTGATTTATAATGTTTAGCTGCGTAAATCTCCAAATTACTTTCGTTCAGTTCCATCATTTTTTACAGTAACCTTAGGTTTAAGATTAAGCTTCTCTTTCTTACCGGAGAGTTTAATATTTACAGCTTTTTCCGCATCTGCTTCATTATTATCTATATCTTTTTTACCTATAGCTATTTGAGACCCTGGAGCACTAGTTGGATCTACAGGTGGACCAGGAGGCGGAGGTACTTCAGCTTGAGGTTCTTCTTCAGGTGAATTATCATAATGTATTTCAGAACCAGAACCATCAGCGTTCTTTTTCACTTCTTTAGAAATTTTCTTTTCTTTTTTTTGCTCTTTAGAAGTTTCTCCTGAAGCTTTACCTCTAGAGATTTCTGCACCATCATTAATTTTTTCAGACAAAAAATCTCTAAAATTAGCTAAACTTCCAAATTGTTTTACTATATCAATATCCATTTTAGTCCCTTTTAGGTAACATACTAATAATTTTTTCTTGAATAGTTTTTGCCCACCAAGGTTGTGGAAAATTCCATCCAATAAAAGCGCCAATTGCAATCCAAAGTATAATATTCATTTTTACAATCTCCTTTTATCTATTTATTAAGAAAAGAAATCTTCTAAAGTGTTTTGCTTCTCTGAAGTCCATCCAATAGGAGAAAGAATAATATCCATTGGTTCTATAATAGCTTTTGAAAATTGCTTTTCATAATCTATATATTTTACAAAATCAAACTCTTTAGGTACTGTATGGTTAAATGATAAAACATTAGTACCTACATTATTTGGTTCTCTAAGATAGATAAATTTACCTTTTTCGCCATCTTTCATAGTTTCCCAATCTTTTTCTAGATTGTATTGTTTAAGAAGTCTATTAAAAGTAATAGCACCTCTAATGTGAGGAGGAGTACCTTTGCCAAAACCATTAGTTTGAGTCATCTTAGAGATATTATTCATCGTTCTAGGAAATGCTATATCTTCAAACTGCATATTAATAAACTTTTCTTTAAAGTCTGCAATATACTTCTGTACTGTAGATTCATCTTCAAGTAGAGTTAGTCTTATCATAGTAAGTAGAGCTTCTCTACAAGATTGAGGTGTAGAAGATCTAATAGCATCTAAACCTTGAATCTTTAGTTTTGGGTCATTAGGTGGCATACGAACACCTTCCATATCCCACACACACATTGCATACCGCTTCTTAGCAGTCCAGAAAGCAGAAGACGCAATCGCTTCTCTTTCCATGACCATCTTCTGATCTATAGCGTTCAAGTATTCTTTCTCTACTTGAAAACCTGATTCTAGCACACCTTGTATTTGATCTTTAGCAATTTTATCTAGAATATCTACCACTTCTTCTGTAGATTTATTTGCAAAAAACTTATCTACTAAAGGCTGACAGTTAAGATAATTCGAATCGGTATCAATAGCAATAATATAATCTATATCCGTCGTTTGCATTACCTTGTTCATCCATTTGTTAATCTCACGCTCAGCGACTTGAATAATTAACTGACCAGATAGAGTGATTGATTTACCTATGCGCTGATCGTACCATCTAAAATACTTGTTTACAAACGCGCCATAACCCGAGTTAAGTAGGATTTTAATCACATATTGACGTAGATTTTCTAAAGAAGAATCTTTTCCTTCACGTTGCTTTTTAAGCATTGCTTGTTTAACAATTTTACGTTCATCATACAATTTACGCATTAAACGTGGTATTACCCCTTCAGAGACGTTGGAGAACGTGTGTCCTGAACCGGATACTGATAATCCTTTAGGCGCTTTGTAAGGCTCATGAGCAAGGAATTTTTTAACACGTTCCATATCACCTTCCATAGGCCATACTTGATGTTGTGGTTGAAACGTTTCTGGAGAAATATTAAACTGCATAATAAGGTGAGGGTACAGAGAGTTTAAATCAAAAGACATACACCATCCATGTTTACCAACCTGAGGTTCTTTAACATGACCACCTGGTATCTGTCCGGTTGATTCAGCAGAACTAATATGAAAGTGAGGTATTATTCTGTTACTTTGTAAGTCTTTATTAATAAGACTATCCCATGTTCTAACAGTAGAGTTAACTTCGCCATAATTAATACAAGCCATATAAGCGATCATAATCTGAGCGTCGATAAGACCTAGTTTTTCATCGAGTCTTTTTACTAGATTGACATCTTGAATATTATAATCAATAAACTTTTGAAAGTTTTCTATATACAGCATATGCAAACCAGACACTTCAGAATAGTCAAGCTTGCGTTCCCCTAGTTCTACAGAAGCAATAAAATCTAGTCTATATGACTCTTGAATTTTAGTTTTACGATAACGTTCAATATAATCAATTTGATCAACACCATCAATATTAACAGCTATTTCATCTCCTCTAGATGTAGAAATATGGCGTAATGAAGCTCTACCCCAAGGAGAAAGTTTATGACCCCCTATTCCCATATTTTCTAATCTGTTATAAAGATATGGAAAGTCAAACTTTTCAATATTCCAACCGGTTACAATATTAGGTGTAAAACGATTCCAGTATTGTAAAAACTTTGTAAGTAGATCTGTTTCAGTCTTACATTCTACATACATTACTCTAGAACGAATATCCTCTGGTAATATAGATTCTTGTTCATCCCATTTACCATGACCGAAAGTAACGAATTTATCTATTTTAGAATCATGGATACAGATAGCGGTAACAGGGTAAGCAGCATCTTTAGCTTCTGGAAAACCTTCGTTAGAAAAAACCTCGATATCAATATTGAAAACTCTAAGATCTTTTTTATTCCATTTCTCCACAGCATCTCCAAAATTTTCTAAAGAATACTGAGATTCAAAACGAGGAAAACCATATACTTTTAAATTAGAATCTTTATGCTCAGAAGAAAACAGCCAAGCTTCATTCATATTAGTAAAATTTATAGGTTTAAGATTTTTGCCATAAAGAGATTTATAACCATAATCTTTATGATGCTCTATATAAAGAGTAGGTTCGTAACGTACTTTGTCACGAACCTCTTCTCCGTTTGTAACGCCTCTAATTAAGAGCTTATCACCACGGCGAACAATATTTGTATAGTAATCCATATAGGTATTATAGTTTATTCAAAGCTCTTTTTTCCAATAGTGTAGTTTTGTTTTAAAGTGTATTCATTTTTTTTAGAATAAGGAACAATTTTAATTTTACTTAAAGAGCTTTGAACCGCTTTATCTTTTAAAACAATAGTACACAAACCCCATTCTTGTAGTAATTTAGCAATAGCATTTCTTCTTAGTATATCATCGTTAGAGATACTAGTTTTATCTACGCCATCTAATTTAAACAATTCTTTAAAATGACAAATATAGTACTTGCCTCTTTTATGAAATAAGTGACAAGTTTGTACTAATTTTTTGTCCCTAGATGAAATGCCAATTCTAGTTAAGGTTTCGACGATTTTAAGGAAGTCTTCTTTTTCTCGCAATCGCACTTCTAATAAATTATCTAACATTTTTTAATCTTCCATTATTAAGAAGATCCGCTAAATTATTTATTTACCTCCCATTCTTGTTTCATACCATTTTTTAATTTGTTGTAACTGTTCTTCTTTTAGTATTTTTTCGTATTGTTTAGCTACTTTATATGAAACTTTAAAATAAGCTATAATCATTTCAGTTTCTTTAGTCTTCATTTTTTTTGCCCATTTAGCAAAATAATTTCTTTTAGGTAAACTATAGTAATAAAAATCAAACTGTGCTTCTTCAGGTAACTCAGCATACTTATTCATTTCATTAGCGTATAGAGTAGTTTCTTGTCTTTGACTAAAACCTAAGTTAGTCAAAAAAGAGTTATACCCTAAAAGATTATTAGGGTATTTTTTATTAGATATATAATTCATATAAACAAAAGGAGAGTCATCAGCAGTTTTAACATCAAACTCTATTTCCTTTTGAATTATATTTCCAAACAGATCAATTTCCATTTGATATCTTTACCCATAACTTATGTAATATGTAAAACCAAACTCCATTAATGGATGGCTCTACTAAAGCAACAACACCAGCTTCCCATATAGTTGAACCGGTTAACAAATAAACTACATTCATTGCAATAACAACATGTCCAATTGTATATATAATAGCCAGCGTTGCGCTATTCTCTTTTATAAGTTTACCTAATAGTCTGAATATACCTTCTTTTATTTCCATTTCACACTCTTCATGACCTCTACTGTGAAAGCAGCTAAGTTTATTTCTTGTGAAGCTACAAAAGCCGCTCTATGTTGATACTCTCCCATAATTAAAATAAGTTCTGGTATAGATGAAGAATCCACTAGACTTGATATATTTGTATATAATTCATTAAACAACACATCAGGATCAGGGTTTTCAGCTATCCACTGACGACAAGCTTTAAAGTCTTTTTTCTTTATAAACTCAATTAAATTCTTAATTTTAGAGCTATCTACTACTGACAATATACCAGTATCAATATTACCAGATATATTAGCATAGCGTTGTAGTTCGTTTAAACACCTACGATTGTCCGGGAAGTAACGTTTAATAACCTCTAATACCACTTCTGTATTAAACTCTACTTGCTCTGTTTTAAGAATATTAATTACTCTCTTAGCAAACTCTGCTTGAAGTTTAGGTAGTTCAGATCTATCAATAGTAAAGTCTACAACAGAACACCGTGAATGTAGTGGTTGAATGATTTTAGCTTTAAAATTACAAGTAAGAATAAAACGGCAAGATGAAGAGAAGGACTCTATCAAATTACGGAGAGCAGCTTGTGCTTCGGGTGTGATGTAATCCGCTTCATCGAGAATCACAACCTTCACCTTGCCATTTGTCGACATAGTAGAAGCAAAAGATGACACTTGCTGTCTAACCATGTCGATACCACGCGATTCAGAGCCGTTAATGATAATATAATCACAACCTAGTTCATTGCAAAGAGCTCTAGCTACTGAGGTCTTACCAGTACCAGCCCCACCAGAGAGCAATAGGTTAATGATTTCTCCTTTATCTCTAAGGGTTAGAAAAACACTCTTAATACTATCTGGGAGTACACACTCTTTGATATTCTTAGGACGATATTTTTCTACATAAAGGAAATCGTTATTCATCATTACTCCGTTCGCACGATATTATTATAATACTTTTCCATGTTTTTTAAGCCACCAAAGAGATTTACCTGTTTCTTCTTTAGCTTGCTTAAGCGTTTCATATACAACGCCATTTACTTCAATAGCAACAGCATTACCTGTAACTACACCTGATTTTCCTAATGAGTTAAAATCTTTAAATGTCTTTGACCATTTTGCGTCGAAATCTTTTTTCATTAACTCTCTTCTTTCTTCTTTCGCAAGAAATTTTATAGAATTTACAATTTTTAATAAACTTGGAAAATTTTCTTCTAATTCTTGCAAATTTATTTTTATGAATTCTATTTGCTCTCATTTCCTTCTCTTTTTTTAATTAGTTCTAAAAGTTGAAGAGGAACTAATAAATGTATTTTATAATTACCTACCATATCATCCTCTTTAACTGCAGCACTTAATAACTGCATTGTATCAATAGCTTCTTTAACACTTATTTCTAATAATTTTTTATGAATATCTTTACCGGTTTCTATATACTTAGAAGCAGCAAAGTGAGCATCAAAAATATTACCTTCTATAACCTCTCTTTCTTTTTTATCAAGAGCCATATTTACCATCCGGAAGCAACGCTATGTAATAATCAATTCCTTGTGCGCCGTTAAAACGAGCTAAGCCTTTAGAACAAACTTCGATATCATAATCATCCATAATCATTTTTAATTTTTCTACTGCTATAGACAAATTATAATCTACATCATGATTAGCTACACCTTCAAATATAAAGTTATTAGAGTTAGGTACACCTTTATCATGTAATAAAATATTACCATTAGTAAAAGTAAGCGTAGAGGCATTATTAGCTGAAGCTGCTCTTATAGCTACTCCCCATTGCTCTTTTTTCATAGTCGCATTAACTTCTACTGAAGGTAGTGTAACTCCTTTTTCTGGTGGAGATGTAATAACAGAAGGATCAGCATAGTAATATTTTTGCTTCATTTTACCTTGAGATATAATTAACTCACCATCTCCAAACTCAAAATCAGGATCTTCAAACAAACTAACTACACCAAGAAACTCATTCAAATCATATATAGCAAAACTAGTTTCAAAAGTTTCTTCTACTTCTACTTTAGCAAAAATATCTTTTACATTTGAAATAGTTTCAAGTTTATTACCAGGTTTAACAGAAATTGATTGATTTATCGTTGCAAAGTTTTTTAATATTGCTAACGTTTTTTTAGATAGTTTCATTTTAATTTCCTTTTACGCTTCTTAGGCTGTTCTTTTATTATAGTAGTTGATGCTTGATCTTTTCTAACCCCATTAGGATAAAAAGCAGGAACTACAACTTTCCATTTAGTTTTATTTTGTTGTTGAGATCCATAAGTATTAGATATCCAATCACCATGTCTAAGATACCAATTAATATCATTAACATAACCGTACCAGAAAAGATACTTATTTGAAGCAGAACTCCATTCTTTACTACCTTCTTTATGACGTTGCATATCTTTTTTAAAAGAATATGCATGCTCTTTAGCTTCTTTAAGCCAGCTTAAAATATCTTTAAGTGGTTTAAACTGAAGCTTTTCATCATAACAAACAGCGTGGTGAGTCTTACCTACAGTAGGCTTCTTTTTTGCTCTAGCTTTTTTAAGCCGTTCAGCAGCTGCAGCTTTCTGTTCTGGAGTCATAGGTTTTCGAGCACGTTTAATTTTATTGCGCTCAGGTTTTTCTTTATCTAATAATGATTTAATATTATCAGATAGATTTACTTTAGCTCTTTTTGCCATAATCACACCTCCATATATATTATAGGAGGTTTTAGATTATTTTTCTTTTTTGTGATGATCGATAAGCCATTTAATATCTGTTTTTAATTCTTGAATGTCTTGATTTAAATGTCTTAGATGGTTAGATTCAATAGTCCATACACGCCAAGCGATAAAGCCAACAACGGTTATAAGTGTAGTAATGAAAAGATTTTCGTAAAAATCCACTGCTTGCTCCGAATTTGAATAAATAAAAAATTTAAAAAAATAAAAGCTATTTTACACTACAGGAGCAACCTGGACTGGTTTATTTATTAAGAATTAAATTTAGGTTCAAATAATTTTTGAACATCAAAGTCAATTCCATTACCGTAACCTAAAATACATACCTCATCTGATGAAGTATGATACTCAAGTATTGTAAATGTACCGGTATCTGTATTAATAAACAAATAAAACGGTTGAATTGAATTTTGCCCATTAGGCATTTTAATATTAGAAAAACCACCTACTAAAGCTTTTTCCCCAGCTTCTTGGATTATTTCCATTGCTGATTCTGCGTTGCCACATTGTACAGGTTTTTGTCGCCATTCAGGTCCTTCAACTTGACTGAAAGCAGAAATAGGTATTAAAAAGCTAACTGCTATCAGTAGAATTCGAATCGTTGTCATTAGATACATTAGATACTACAACCTCCAGTTTGGGTTTATTTTTTTCTCTCTTAGCAGTATCTGCATCTTTCAAAACCTGAGAAAGAATTTCTAGCATTTCTTCATCTATATCCTCATCAGAAGCATGCTCTTCACCGTTATCTTTTACAGCAACTAATTTTAAAACGTATTCATAACCACTTGCGTGTAGAAAATCTACCATACTTCTTAATACTTCGTTTAAATTATTTTTAGAGTAAAAATCATATGACAAAGAAGTATCTAGTTCATTATTTATGAATGTATCTTTAGTAAAAGTATAGTTTTCATTTATAAAATTATCAGTCATTAGTTAAAAACCTTATTGTGTGTGTTGTTTACTCTTACAAATGTAGTACATTTTGATAATTCTTTAAGTTTATTTGCTCCGACATAAGTACAAGAACTTCTTATACCACCTAAAATATTTTGTACAGTATTGGTAATAGAACCTCTAAAAGGAATCTTAACTGTTTTACCTTCTGATGATCTATATTCTGCTACACCGCCAAAGTATTTTTCCATAGCAGTGTCTGAAGACATACCATAAAAAACTTTGTACATTTGCCCTTTTGTGGTAACAGTCTCACCACCTGACTCTTCATGACCTGCAAACATACCACCCAACATTACGAAGTCCGACCCGGCTGCAAAAGCCTTTGCAATATCTCCAGGAGTGACGCATCCGCCATCTGCGACAATGTGTCCGCCAAGACCATGAGCAGCGTCAGCGCACTCAATAATAGAACTAAGCTGAGGATAACCAACGCCAGTTTGTAAACGAGTTGTGCAAACGCTCCCAGGACCAATGCCAACTTTAACAATATCTGCTCCATTTAAGATAAGCTCCTGTGTAATATCTGCAGTAACAACATTGCCCGCTGTAATAATAACTTCTGGGTTTTGTTGTCTAAACTCTTTTACAAAGTTAATAAAACGTTCTGTATAACCATTTGCAACATCTATACAAACATGTTTAATATTGTTTAACGGAAGTTTAGATTTTAATTGTTCCCATTTACGTAAATCCATATCAGTAATTCCCATTGAATAAACAATATAATCCTGTGGTTCAAAGAAAACAGAGTAAAGATTTTCTAATTCATAATGTTTATGTAAACATGTAATTATTTTATTTGAACTAAGAACATTTGCTATTTCTACAGTACCTGTTGTATCCATATTAGATGCCATAATAGGGATACCTGACCAAACTTGATTGCTATTTCTAAATTTAAAAGATCTATTTAAATCTACTTCAGATCTGCTTTGTAATGTAGATCTTTTAGGACGAATAAGTACGTCATTAAAATCTAGCTTTATTTCATCTTCTATTCTCATGATGTTAGTGCTTTCCAGCTCACAGGAGCGATATATTTTAATTCATTAGCCAACATTATAGAAAGATCTCTAATTTCTTTCTGAGCATCATCTTGATTTCTAAGACTTACAATTCTGGCCGCGGCAGATAAACTACCAGTTTCTACCCATTCTGTATACATAGCTTGAGGTAAAACTGCTCGAGCTTGTTCTGGAGCAACACCTTTATCAATCATAGCATAGTAAGCATCAGAAGCATGTCTAACAGCATCGTTATAGATATAACCAACTGTGTCTAGTTCTGTTTCAGAAAAAAAACTAGTATCAGAAG